CGCCCTCGAGGGTTTCGCACTGCGCGCTCGTGGCGACTCAAGGTCCGCTCGCCGAGGCGGAGATCCTCGAGGCGGCACCCGAGGGCGTTGTACGCGCTCGCCTGATCGACCAGCACGCCGGCAAATGGGTTGCCATATTCCGGCCCATGATGCGCGAGCGGAGCCGTCTCGCGGCCGTTCGAGCGGCCGGCGCCCTCGTCGGCACGAAGTATCCGGCCTGGCGGTTGCTCGCGCATTTCCTCGATTGGCTGTTGCTCGACCTGTACCTGTTCCGGCGCGTGCTGAGGTCGGGCAAGGCCCGCGAATGCTCGAACCTGGTCGCGTACGCGTATCACCCGCTCTACACGTTCGGCCGGCCCACGTGGGCGATCACGCCCGACGACATCGACGACCACTGCAGGAAGGCGCCCACGTTCGCGACCGTGCGCAAGCTCGCGTTGCTCGAGGTCGGCGAATGACCACGACATACCGAATCATCCCGTCCGCTTTTGGCAAGCGCTCAGGAACCCAGGTCGTCGACGGCGACGGAAACCGGATTCGCGACGTTGTCTGTGCTACCTGGATACACCGCGCCGGCGACCTACCGCGAATCGTGGTCGAACTCTACGCCGACCAAGAGGAACCGCTAACGGCCGAGGCCGACGGCACGATTCGCGTTCACAGCGACCCGGAGCGGCGGTTATGACCCGGCGCCGCGTTTGCGTGTTCTGGATTCGATACCGACGCGACGGCGTGCCCGATCACGTGGCCCTCGAGGCGCCCGACCGCACCCAGGCGGCCGAGCTCGCTCGAGCGGCCGGTTTCGAGCCCGAGCTCGTCACCCGACCGCCCGAATGCCTCGCCGGCGCCCTTGAGGTACGCGAGCTCGAGACGGAGGGCGTCGCGTAATGGGTTGGGCGGATTGCGGGAACGATAGCACCGGCCGGCAGATCGGATACGCGTTCCCGGCGACGTGCGACGAGCCCGGTTGCGACAACGAAATCGACCGCGGCCTCGCGTACGCGTGCGGCGATATGCACGGCGAAGGCGTTCACTACTGCGAGCGGTATTTCTGTTACGAGCACCTGGTCTATTGCGACGCGGCGAATACATGGGTTTGCCGCGAATGCGCCGAGGCGAACCGTGCGCCCGATCCTGAGTAACGTTCCGGTATGGCTCTGTCGGTGGAAACGCCGCCGGCGCGAGGTCCGGTACATACCGGCGAAATCCTCGGCGACGGCCCGCGACCTGTGCGAGCTCGCCGGCCTCGGCTCGCCCGACTCGATCACGTACGCGGGTTACTGCGCCGAGCCCGACGAGCTCCGCCGGCCCAAAAACTACCGCCGGAAGATTGCGAGCTCGAGGCGAGCAGAACAGGCCCTCGGCCTGTACGCGTTGCTCCGCGTCGATTGGCCGATCGGCTCCATACTCGCCGACCGCGAGCTCGGCAACCGGTACGCCTCGACGCCGGCGTTACGTGATTTCGTGGCGAACGTCGGCGCCACCCTCGAGCGCGTCAACAGTGCCGGCCGAGTAGTGTGCGCGGTGGTCGAGGCCCAAGGCCGCGCCTGGTGGTACGCCGCCCAGGCGAAGAACGCCCGCCGCGCCGGCGACCACAACCTCGCGAGACGGTGGAGCGATCGCGCCGAAGACTGTCGACACCGCGCTCGACGGTTGCGGAAGCGACGAGCGTATCAACTCGCCGTCGGCGCCCTCGAGTCAGAGCTCACCGGCGAAACGCCCGTCGCCGACCTGGTCGCCGACCGATTCGTCGACCACCTGGTCGAGCACGGTTTCTCACCCTCCGACGCCGTGGCGATCGCCGAGCTCGGCCGCCGCGTGTGGGTGCCGAGGTTGTAGACTAGTGTGGAGGAAAGATCATGACTGAGGAGGGAACAACCGAACGATGTGAAGCAGGTCGATATCGACCTAGTCGCCTCGCGGATGTACGTTCGTCTCGAAATCCGATCGCCGATCACGTTTTCGTAAGTTATTGACAACGCGCATCGCCCGTCAAAAATCTGTTACCATAGGGTAGGGTCGGAGAATTCCGGCCTTTTCCATTTCCAGCAAATGCCGAAAGCACCCCCCCGGCCGTGCCGGTATCCCGGCTGTCCCAACCTGGTACGAGGCGACCGCGGGTACTGCAATGATCACGCCGACCACGAGTTCGAGGAACTCCGCCGGCGCCGAGCTCGCGCCGATCGCCGGCGAGGTTCGGCGGCCGCCCGCGGGTACGGTCACCGGTGGCGGGTCGAGCGCGCTGCATTCATAGTCGAGCACCCGTTGTGCGTTGATCCCGACCGCGCTCACCCCGACCAGGTGCGGCCGACCGAGATTGTCGACCACATCAAACCGCATCGAGGCGACGAGCGTTTGTTTTGGGATCAGGACAATTGGCAATCGCTATGCCGAGACTGTCACGACGCGAAGACTGCGCGCGGCGAGTGATCGCTCGAGGGGAGGGCGGTTCGAATGTTCAGGCCCTCGCCGCTTTAGACCATTGCCCACAAAGGCGCGCACGCTGTCGCGAATGAAGGGTAAAAAAGTTACCGCTCCAAAACGCCGAAAGAATCCGATTCTCAAGCCCGAGACCCGGTTCGCGGCCACCGAGCACACGGTACGGCGGTCGCCTCGAGCTCGCGAGCTCAAGGTCGCCCGCGAGCAGGCGGCCCGCGACGCCCTCGGCGAGCTCGAGCGCAGCCTCGAGCGGTACGTGATCACGAAAGGTCAGTTCTCATTGATCGAGCTCATTCGAGCCGTGCTCGAGCAGACCGGACCCGCCGACCTGGCGGTCTCGACCTGGACCGCCGCCGGCGCCGACATCGCCGAGGCGCACGAGTTCCTCACCGACGGCCGCCTACGGTCGACCCGGTGGCTCGTTGATTTCACGTTCCAGCGGCGCAAACCGCACTTTTGCGGCCAGCTGCGGAAGCTATTCGGCGACGACGCGATCCGCGTCACCCGTAACCACGCAAAGCTCGTCGTGATCACCAACGCCAAATGGTCGGTCACGATCCTAACCAGCATGAACCTCAACACAAACCCCCGAATGGAGTTCCTACTCGTGCGCGAAGACCCGGACCTAGCAGCGTTCAATCTCGCATGGATCGACGACCTGTTCCGCCGGAAGCAACCCGGCGACTCGTGGGCCCGGACCCCCCAATGGCACAAAAACGACTTCGGAAACGACTGAGGCCCGACGAGGCCCGGCAGGTCGCCGTGTGGCTGATCGAGGGCCACTCGCCGGCCGACGTGCTCGAGGCGTTCGCGGTGGAGTTCCCGAAGGTGGACCCCGCCGGCGCGCTCGAGGCCGGTTTCCGGCATATCGCCGACCTGGTCGATGAGCTCGGCGAGCATAGCCTCGCCTGGCACCTCGCCGCCCGCCGCGAGCTTTACCGACGCGCCCTCGAGATAGCCGACTTTCGCACCTGTTACCAGATCCTACGCGAGCTCGCCGAGCTCGAGGGTCACAAGGCGAAACCAGGGAACCGGACCCCCGCGACCGCCGACCACCAGGCCGACGACGGCATACCGACCGCCGACGACGCCGGCGACACCCCGACCATTCACTAATGAGCCGACGACCGAAACCGACCGCTCAGAAGAAGCTACACGGCAACCCCGGCCGGCGACCGCTCAACGACGCCGAGCCCGCGGTCGAGGGCCGGACCTCTCCGCCGGCGTGGCTCGACAAGATCGCCCGCCAGGAATGGCGACGCCTGGCGCCGCGCCTTCATCGCCTCGGCATACTCACGCCGGCCGACCGCGTCGCGTTCGCGAACCGTTGCGCCGCGTACTCGCGCCTCGTGCGAGCCGAGACGTTCCTCGCCTCGCAATCCTCACTCAAGTACAAGACGAAAGGCGGCGCCCTCAAACCGTGGCCCGAAATCGCGATCGCTACCACCGCGGCCGAGCAGGTACGCAAATTCGATATCGAGTTCGGCCTCACCCCCGCGGCCCGAACCCGACTCCGCGTCGACGTGAAGCAAAAAAAGGACAAAACGCGCGACTTCCTGTTCGGTTCCGGCGAAAAGGCGAAGAAACCCGCGAATGAATGCGAAAACGTGGTCGAGTTCAAGTAGCGTTCGAATGGGAACGCCCACCGACCCGACGGGCAATCGCCCGCCTCGAGGCCCTTGCGTATGAACGGCACGCCCGAGACCTCGAGACCGGCCACAAACGCGACCTGTGGTTTGACGCCGCCGCCGCCGACCGTGCGGTTTACTTCATTGAGAGTTTCTGTCGCCACTCGCAAGGCGAGCTCGCCGGCCAGCTGTTCGAGCTCACCGATTGGGAGGAGTTCCAGGTACGCGTACTGTTCGGATGGAAACGCGCCGACGGTTCGCGCCGCTTCCGATTCGCCTACATACAGGTTGCCCGCAAGAATGGCAAAACGACACTCGCCGCGGCGATCGCGCTGTACCTCACCATCGCCGACCAGGAGCCCGGCGCCGAGGTCTACTCGGCCGCGACAAAACGCGATCAGTCGAAAAAGTGTTTCGACGAGGCGGCTCGCATGGTGCGCCAGTCGCCCGAGCTCCGCGAGGTCTGCGAGGTATTCGGCGGCCGGCCTCACTCCCGCGTCAACAACATTTCGGTCGACGAGCTCGCGGCGAAATTCGAACCGCTGGCGAGTGACGCCGACACGCTCGACGGCCTCAACGTACACGGCGCGATCCTCGACGAAATCCACAAGTGGAAACGCGCCGAGCTACTCGACGTTATTCAGTACGGCACCGGCGCCCGCCGTCAACCGTTGCTGTTCGGAATCACGACCCCCGGGACCGGCACCGAGGGCGTTTGCCGCGAGCAACGCGACTACTCCGAGAAGGTACTCACCGGGATTGTCGAGGACGACGCCTATTTCGCGTTCGTTTGCGAGCCCGACCCCGAGGCCGACTTCACCGATCAAAAAACGTGGGAACAGGGCAACCCGAATATCGACTACACCGTCAATCGCGAAGACTTGGACGAGGAATGCGCCCGCGCCCTCGAGATCGTATCCCGTCAAAACGACTTCCGGCGGTACCGCTGCGGACAGTGGACCGAGCAGGCCGAACGCTGGCTCGATATGCACGTTTGGCGGCAACGGAACGGCGGCACGTTCGACCCCGAGATTCTCCGCGGCCGGCCATGTTACGGCGGCCTCGACCTCGCCTCGACAACCGATCTCGCCGCGTTCGGTCTGTGGTTCCCGCCTCGCGAAATCGATATCCGCGAAGATCGCCCATGGCACTACCTACTCACGTTTCCGTTTATCCCCGCCGACCGCCTCGCCCGACTCAAACGCACCGACCGCGTACCGTTCGAGGCGTGGCGCGACGAGGGATACCTCGAGGCGACCCCTGGCGACGCGATCGACTATGAGTACATCCGGCAGACCATCCTCGAGGCGGCCGGTCTGTACCAAATACTCGAGATCGGATACGACCCCTGGAATGCCCTCAACCTCGTGCAACAGCTACAGGACACCGACGGCCTGACAATGGTTCTGATACAGCAGGGAACGCGCAGCCTCAACGCCCCATGTAAGGAGCTCGAGCGAATGCTGTCCCGCGGCCTCGTGCGGCACGGCGAGCACCCCGTACTCACTTGGTGCGCGTCGAACGCCGCCACCTGGACCGACGCGAATGGTTGTATCAAACCGTCGAAGAAAAGCAGCGGCGGCAAAATCGACGCGCTGCAGGCGCAGATTATGGCCCTCGCCCGCGCCATGCTGCACGACACCGCCGGCTCGATTTGGGAATCCGGCGAGGCGATCGTTTGAACCTCCGACAACTCGCTCTCGACCTGGTGGCACGGTCACGCCGCCTGGTCGAGCCGCGCCCGACCACCGAGGCGCCGGCCGGCGAGGAACGGACCTCCGATGCCGGCGGCCGGCTCGACCGGTTCGACCTGGCGGTCGCCGTCGGTCTCGGCCTCGTGCTCGCCGGCATGTGGCAGATACACCCGCCGACAACCCTCATTCTCGCCGGCCTGGCGCTCGTACGGGTCGGAATACGAAACGGGTAGCCTATGGGAACACTCGCGCAAACCGTCGGCCGCGCACTTCGCGCGCAGTCGCCCGAGAACCCCTCGACCTCACTCGGTAACCCGGCTCAATGGCTTGTCGACTGGTTCACGGGCGGCGGCCAAACCTACACCGGCATCCCCGTTAACGAGCTCAACGCGGTACGGGCGACGACCGTGTTTCGGTGTATCTCGATCATTGCGAACACGGTCGCGTCGCTTCCGTGGAATGTGTACCGCCGCACCCGCGACGGCGGCCGCGAGCTCGCCGCCGATCACCCGGTACAGCGGTTGCTACACGACCAGCCGAACCCGGTTACCTCGAGCTACACGTTCCGTCAAATCCTGGTCGCCTCGCTACTGACCAATGGCAACGGGTACGCCGTGATCGGTCGCTCGAACGCAAACCGCGTGCTCGACCTGTTGCAGTTCCCGCCGCAAAACGTGTCGGTCGATCGGAAAGGCGAGCCCGGTAGCTGGCGCCTCGAGTACGAGGTACGCGCCGAGGGCAAGAGGTACGACATACCGGCAACCGACATGATCCACGTTCCCGGCCTCGGTTTCGACGGTGTGAAGGGCATCTCGGTTATCGCCGCGGTCGGCCGCCAGTCGATCGGCCTCGCCCTCGCCCTTGAGGAGTTTCAAGCCCGCATACACGCGAACGCTGCCAGGCCGAGCGGCGTCGTGCAGGTCGACAAGAGTCTGTCGACCGAGGCCCTCGCCAACCTCCGCGCCGCGTTCGAGGGTCTGTACGGCGGCCGCGAGAAGGTCGGCAAGACGGTGTTTCTCGATAAGGGGATGACCTGGCAGGCAATGCAGATAGACCCGAACGACGCGCAAACCCTCGAGTCGCGTCGTTTCCAGGTCACCGACATTTGCCGGATCTACGGCGTACCGCCCCACCTGGTCGGAGAGGTCGAGAAATCGACCTCGTGGGGAACCGGCATCGAGCAACAGACTATCGGTTTTGTCGAGTACGTGATCCGGCCGTGGCTCGTGTCGATCGAGCAGGAGTTCAACCGAAAGCTATTCGCGACCACCCGGTATTTCTGCGAGTTCGGCCTCGAGGGTCTGTTGCGCGGCGACTCGAAGGCCCGCGCCGACTTCTACGCGAAGGCGATTCAAAACGCCTGGATGAAGCCGAACGAGGTTCGCCGGCGCGAGAACCTACCGCGCGACCCCGACGGCGATCGCCTCCTGTATCCCCGCAACCTCGGCCCGCTCGATCGAATCGACGAGCACGGCAACAACCCCGGAGGGAGTAACGATGTTCGCGAGACTTCAGAAACCGACGACGAGTCCGCAGTCGAAAACTAGCGGCCGCACCTGGTACGAGATCCGCGCCGCGACCGACGACAAGCCGGCCGAGGTTTTCATCTACGACGTAATCGCCTGGTACGGCGTGTTCGCGAAGGATTTCGTACGCGACCTCGCCGCCCTCGAGGCCGACGAGATCCTCGTACGCATCAGCTCGCCTGGTGGCGACGTGTTCGACGGAATGGCGATCTACAACGCCCTCCGCGACCACCCCGCCACGATCACGAGCCGCGTCGAAGGATTCGCCGCCTCGATAGCCTCGATCATCGCTCTCGCCGGAGAGTCGGTCGAGGTGCACGAGTCGGCGTTCCTCATGATTCACGACCCATGGGGATACGCGGTCGGCAACGCTACCGAGCTCCGCGCCCTCGCCGACACCCTCGACAAGCTCGCCGGATCTATGGTCGATATCTACGCACGCAAAACCGGCATGGACCCCGAGGAAATCCGAGACCTAATGGCCGCCGAAACTTGGTACACGGGCGCCGAGGCCGTCGAGACCGGCCTCGCCGACGTGCTGTTGACTGACTCGGCGCCACAGGACGAGGACAGCGACGCTCAGGCGTCGGTCGACCTCTCCGGTTTTCGGAACCCCCCCGAGGCCCTCGCCGGCGATACCCCGCCGCCCGACGACGAGCTCGAGCTCATGCGCCGTCGGTTGCGGTTGATGGAACACGAGCTCGACTAACCCGACACCCAGGAGGGTAGAACCATGCACGAAAAAGCACAGAAGCTCCGCGAGGAACGCGCCGCGCTCGTGAAGGAGGCGCAAGCAATCCTCACGAACGAGGAGCTCACCGCCGAGGAACGACACGCGAAGTTCGACGAGATGATGGACAAGGCCGACGAGCTCAAGGCCGAAATCAACCGCCTCGAGCGGGCGATCGAGGCCGAGCGCGAGCTCGAGGAACGTCGCGAGCTCCGCGCCCTCGAGAACGGCGTTTCGGTCGACGAGCAGAACGAGAACGACGAGCGCGAGCTCGAGGCGTTCAACACCTACGTTCGTTTCGGAATGGTGGCACTCACCGATGAGCAGCGCGAGTTCCTCGCCGGCCGCCACGAAGACCTCGATCCGAAGATCCGCGCGGCGATGTCGGTCGGCACCGACGCCGCCGGTGGCTACACGGTGCCCGAAGGTTTCGCGCGTCGCCTCGAGGAAGCTCTCAAGGCGTACGGCGGAATGCTCGAGGTTTCCGAAGTGATAGAGACCTCGACCGGCGCAAAACTCCCGTTCCCGACCGAGAACGACACCGCGAACAAAGGCGCGATCATCGACGAGAACACGCAGATCACCGCCGAACAGGATCTCGCTTTCGGTCAGGTGTCGCTCGAGGCGTACATGTACCACTCGAAAATCGTCAAGGTCTCGCTCCAGCTGTTGCAGGATTCCGCGTTCGATATCGACGGGTTGCTCGCGCGCAAGCTCGGAACCCGCATCGCTCGTATCTGGAACGAGCATTTCACGACCGGCACCGGCACCAACGAGCCGAACGGCGTGATCACCGCCGCCACCCTCGGCAAGACCACGGCCTCGGGTACCGCGATCACGTGGCCGGAAATGGTCGACCTCGAGCACTCTGTCGATCCCGAGTACCGGCGTAACGCGCGATGGATGTTCCACGACCAAACCCTCGCCGCACTGAAAAAGCTACTCGACGGGAACGACCGTCCGTTGTGGCAGGCGGGTATCGCGGTCGGCGAGCCCGATCGCCTCGGCGGTTACCCGTACGTGATCAATCAGGATATGGCGACGATCGCGTTGAGCGCAAAAACCGTCGCGTTCGGCAACCTCAACAAGTACCTGGTTCGCCGCGTGCTCGGTTTCCAGTTGATGCGGCTCACCGAACGTTTCGCCGACTTCCTGCAGGTTGGATTCCTCGGGTACGCCCGTGCCGACGGCGACCTCATCGACGCCGGCACCAACCCGGTCAAGTATCTGCAGCAGGCGGCAGAATAAACCAAGAACTCAACCCAGGCGGCCGGCCCTCGCCGGCCGGCCGCCGTTTCCTCACCTCGGAGGGCGTATGCGAATCCGAATGTTGACCGGTATCGCCGGCCCCGATTTCTCGATCGCGGCCAAACAGGAAACCGACCATTTCGGCGACGAGGCGGCGGCCCGCCTGGTCGCGGCCGAGCTCGCCGAGTTCGTCGACGAGAACGACACACAGGCGCTCGAGCTCGTGGCCGCGGCCCGCCTCGAGCTCGAGGCAGCCGAGCAGGGCGACCAGGTCGAGGGCGAACAGCCCGAGGGCGACCAGGTCGAGGCCGAACAGCCCGCCGGCGATCAGGCCGAAGGCGACCAGGTCGAGGCCGAACAGCCCGAGGCCGGCCGGCGCCGGAAATCGAAAAAGTGAACCTCACGGTCAAGACGCCGCCGACGGCCGAGCCCGTCGACCTCGAGACCGCAAAAGCGCAACTCAGGGTCGATCAGAACGACGAAGACGCGTTGATCATTGTTCTGATCGCGGCCGCTCGCCAGATTTGCGAGGCGTACCACGGTCAGGCGTATGTGACCCGCACGTACACCCTCACGCTCGACGCGTTCCCGAAAGGCGCCGGCGAGATCCGGTTACCGTACCCGCCGGCGCAGTCGATAACGTCGGTCAAGTACGACCCCGCCGACGGCGGCGGCGAGCAGACCGTCGCCCCCGCCGACTACCAACTCGACGCGACCTCGAAGCCGGCCCGGTTGCGGCCGGCGGTCGGTAAGACGTGGCCCGGCACCCTCGCCGGCAAACTCGGCGCCGTGAGGGTCGAGTACCTCGCCGGTTACGGCAACGCCTCAGCCGTGCCCGAGTACATCCGGCAGGCGATCCTGGTCAAGCTCGCCGACCTGTTCGAGCACCGCGAAAGTGAGGTACCCGGCACCGTCTCGAACGTCGAATCGGTGGCGGTCGAGGCGTTGCTCGGCCCGACCCGAGTCTACTTTCCGGTCGACCAATGAGAGCGGGTCGAATCCGCCACCGGGTACGCCTCGAGCGTAACGACAGCACGACCCAGGCGACCGACGGTTCGCC